ATGACAAAACGTTGTGATCAGCCTATTTGTATTGAGTATGAAGAATGCGAACCGAATAAATACGGTGAGATTCGTAAGAAAATTTTGGGGGTAAAAAACAGATTCACAGAAAAGAAAATCATCACCAAATTAAAAAACTGGGTGATTAAATCAGCGAAAAGTGCGTTGGGTTCCACCGCACTTAATTCGGAGACCACCGAACAAACAAGGCGCATCGAGCCGCTTGGACTTGTGTCAATAACTGTAACCGTTCAAAAATTGAACATCAAGCTAATCTATTGATGTTGCCTATCGGTTCGCCATTAAAACCGTCACAAATTGACCTTTTAATGCTCCATGGACGGTTACAGCTTAATGACTATCGGTGGATTTGTTGTGAAAACGATGAAGTTTTCATTAAAGAAGAAAAAATTCCGTTGGCTCAAGCCTTTGGTTGGGGTCAGATCATAACCCGCCTTTGTTTTATAGCCTTCTGCCATATCAGGTGCGTAATAAGTATTTTGCAGAATACTGAGATCTCTATGGCCCGATATTTTGGCTAATACCATTACATCCACTTTTTCTGCCAATCGTTCACGGCGGGTGTCGTGAAAATGTAAATTGGCATTTTCAAGCCCTTCCATCTTTTTGAGCTTGCGGAAGTTGTGATCCAGTTGGCGTGCTTCCATTTGGAATACTCGCAGATCACTTTCTGTTTTTACCGAAGTAAGATGTTGTAAAATCGCTATTGCTTTTACCGAAAGAGGCACCGTGCTTGAATGTCCATTTTTAGTAATTGGCAAAAAGGCGGTGCGCTTTTCAAAATTGATATTATTCCAAGTTAAACTTGCTATTTCCCCTGCTCTCATTGCTGTCTCTATAGCAAAAAGAAATGCCGCCCCCGTGCAATTTTGTAAGGTTTTTGGCGGTTCAATATGTTCGACATCATAACCTGACACAAAAATCAGACGCTCAATTTCATGTTCATTATATCGACGAGTTCTTGGCGCTGGTGCTTTTGGTTTCTCAAGATATTTTAGGGGGGGGCTGTTATAAAATCCCATTCAATCGTTTTGGCCATTAGAGCAGAAAGCGAACTACGTTCACGCAAAACTGTTGCTGGAGAGACTTCTTTTAATCGTTGATTTTACCACTCACGAAAGTGTGCTTTTCCTATTTCTTGTAAAGATATTGCGGCAAGCGGAGTTCGAGAAAGACGCAGTAGTCTTATGCGCTCTTCACGTTTCCCGTGCTTGGTTACAGTGACTTCTTTTAGATACTTATCAATCAGTTCATCCAATGTAATATCAGGGATTTCATTATACTTTCCTGATTCGAGCTGTTTTTCGAGCATTTCTGCCCATTTTTTGCGTCTGCTTGAGTCAAAAAAAGTAGCTGATTTGCTCACGCCAAACTTGCGCACTTGTGCGTGCCAACGCTTGCCATTCTTGATAATTGTCGCCATTGTTTATTCCATAAAAATGTGTGCAATACACGTGTGCAAAAATATGTGCAATGGAGTATAGAACAGATCGAAATCGATCCCAATCGGTATAAAAATATTACCTTTTAGGCGATTTTGATATAAAAAAGAAGGTATGTTTTAGTGTGTGAAATTATATAAGCTATTGTTTTTACTTATATTTTATCTATTTCTATCTGAAAATTGGGGAATAGAGAAAAATAGAGATGGTGCGACTAGCTGGATTAGAATTAATTAAATAATATTTTGATTTAAAACGAAATTTTCAAAAGAAACATAATTATATAATACCATTCATAATACCATTATATTTAATGCCATATATCTAGACAAAACGCCCTTTAAATCATCATTAAAGGGCGTTTAAATTTTACACTTTAGATAAACCCGCACAACATAACCGTTCCTAAAAAAGCAAGATAATTTCCTTTTCTTGTTTTTTCATTTAGTGAAATGGCATTACATATCTGCACTTATTTAGCCGTCCATACCCCCCCAGTCTAATTCGACCGCAGTCAGTCGTTTTGCCGCAATGATGACTTGCTATGCCTGCCGAAGAGAGTAATCCTGTGACCAACTTAAACAAGCACAGGAAACCACAAAATGACAAATTTTCAAATGAGAACCGAGCAGGAAATGATGATGGAATTAGCCCTTATTGCAGTGAAAGAACACGACGGTTTTATTGTAGACGGTTCGCAATATTCACTGCCTAACGAATGCGGGCAAACTTTTGTCTATAACACGGCATTTTTAGATGTGCGTTTTGTGGAAGACGGACGCAAAGATTGCGTGGTGAGATTTACGTCCACGCTCGCCCCTTTCGCCCCACCGTTTTATTGCTTGCTTTCCGAATTAGAAGACTAAAACAAAGGCTTCGTGATCACCCGAAGCCTTTTTCATAGCTAAAATTTATAGACTAAATTGTCCTCGTACGCCACTTGGTAGTTCAGCTTGGCATTGACCGTAATCCGTTTGGCGTTTTCAAACGCCTGCCAATTATCCACCTTATCTTCCAGCATATAATTCATAAAGCGAATAAACTCCGACTTCGTTGAGCTAAAGAAAACATACGGCGGTCGCGTGATATTGACCAATCGCAAGAAGTCAATCAGGTCAAAATATTTGGCTTGTTTGTAGCTTTCCTGCTTGGTACAAAGGTAAGGCGGATCTAACACAAATAACGCTTTCGGATCATCGCTAAACTTAGGCAAAAGCGTGTGGAATGATTCTTTCACAATCTCTACGCCGTCCAAATAGCCATCAGCCTTTGGATAATCAGACTGACGAATACAATGCCAGAAATTATGTTGGAATAAGTCATCAAACGTTGCCACTTGTTGCCCACTGAACAATAACCAACTCGCTAAGCAATTTAAATCTTTATACCCTTTGAAGTTTTGCAGGGTAAACGCTCCTTTTAACTTTTCTCTTTATTAAATATAGCCGCTAGTTGATTTGGGCTAAATCTCCAACCGCTCTCGCTACCGCAAATCGCATTAAAACACCATTCGCTACAAAAATACTTAGAGCGTTTTTGTTTGATTCCAAGTACGATACCTAATGCACCCCACCAGTCGTATTTACATCCCAAAGTGCGGCTAAAATAGGCTTTGATTTGTTCCTCAGCAACATCGTTGAGTGGGATTAAATCCCATTTGGTGTTATCGGACACATCAATCTGTTTGCAACGCACCCCGCCATCTTGCACCGATGATGAGTAGCAGTCATATGCTGTTGCATGCTCATAATGATGTCCGCTACCAAACTCAATGCGCTCAATGGCAATCTCGCAATGCGAGTATTTACCCTTAGTGAAAAATCGAGTAATGCGGTCGGCTATCGCTTTGGCTGGCTCTTTGCGCCAGTCTCGTTTGTGTTTGTACATCGTCAAATAGACCTTAGCCATTTTGATATGCCTCCATCAAGTTATCCATCTGCTTGATAATGCCATCATGGATTGATTGCAACTGCTCAAGTGTGAGATTAGGGGCTTTGAGTTCATACTTGCGCATACGTTGGTTGGCAAGCTCCATTTGTAGTTTTTTCAAGCCTGCCGCCTGCGTCAAAATCAGGTTTGTGGCGGTCTTATTATCCAGTCTTGCGCGTTGCGCGAAATCTGAGATATAACGACTGCACTCGCCTTCATAATTTGCAGATTTATACGCTTCTGCGGCAGCTTCTCGCTCCTTATACTCTTCGACAAACCTTGTCCATCTTGAGTTGATGTTAGCCGCTGTATCATCAATGCTATCAACTAGATTTTTAATGAGTTCACGCTTAATTTCAGTTTTCTTTTTTTCATCGACAATCCAGCTTCCGTTCCATTT